ACATCTAACAACTGTGTTCTTCGTGAGTTGAGTGGTATGGCCGTCAAAACGACTGTAGTCCATCGTTAAACAACTTAGTCCTATAAGATCGTTGTTGACAACAACCTTGTGGTTTGATAGGTCCTCAGCAATTGTTTCTGGTTTGTAATACGGTCCATACTCAGCGAATAAACTTGATGTCAGTTTTCCTAGCGTGGCAGTAATGCCCACGCATCCCAGTTTGAAAGCTACATTCCTGTTACTAATAGCCCTGGGATCTTTCACCTTAGCGGGGTAATCAGCCCCTGGCAAGACAATACCACAAAGTTCCAATTTTGGTATTATTTCCACATCACTTGTTATGGATCTTATTTGTAGGTCCACAACTTCTTTCTCCTGATAGAATTTGGTTTTCATATTACCGTGATAAGTGGAAATCCATTCCTCGAAAGTCTGCAGAGAGGAATGCTTTAGGTCCTGGCGACCTTCGTCGTGGAAAGCGACGTTGACGTTAGCTTCGAAAGCTAAGAAAATATCTTCTTGCGTTTCATACCTCTGTTGAGAATAATCCAACCCTTTTGTACCAAGCTGCCGTCCGATGAACGCTCTAGCGGCGTGTTTCGGACAAGGGCAGAAAGCGGTTGGTCGCTGGGCGAAAGAGGGGCCTATTTGGTAAGTGTATCCCCTATGGTATTCTGCACAAGGTAAAAGATCGAAACAACTAGATTTTGACATGTCAACTACTGCTACATTCACACTACCGGAATGAGCTTCATACTGTCTGACCAGCTCCCTGGAGCATTCAGACCTAGAGGTGCACATGATAAGATTGTCCGGCATTTTAAGATCAGTAAGTCCGTAACAAGTACGGGGAAAGTGTTTGTGTAACACAGCCTGATCGACCTCACATAATGGTTTGCTGGGCGCAAACCAGTTATCCCTTCTAAATTTCTCCCATAACATTCCAATTTTAACTGGGTCAAAACGATGCTTGCATTGCCATCGTAACGACCATTCTGCGTCAATAATTAGTTGTTGCGAAGTGTGGGTCGATAAACCGAAATGTAGGAGGTGGTGAGGAGCGGCGAAACAGATCCATACTGGAACAGTAGAAACTAATGACATACTGAGAACTGTTTCTTCTTTAAATTTTGATCTTATGACTTCACCTATAATCGCTTGCCTAACTTGAGTACTAACCTTTGTTTCTTGGTTTATCAAACCAGCTCTATGCAAAACCATACCTATGCTGATAGGTATACCAACACTCCCAGGTCC